CTTGAGAGCCGCAGCATATTTATCTGTAAGCTCTGTCACCTTGGAGAGTGGAAGCTCGGCCCGTGTTAAGACGTCCCGGAAGTTCTCAATCTGCTTATTGATCTCGATCTGGAGTAGTCCCGCCTCTTTTGCACGAGGGGCTTTGAAGATTTCACCGTAGGCTTCGTTCAACTCCTTGATGGTATCCTGGGCATTCTTAATAGCCAGGTTCTGCCTATTCGTCAGGTCTTTCAAAGGATCATTTCGGCCTTCACCTTCCTTCTTAGTCTGGCGCTTTAGAATATCATCGAGCTGCGCCAGGATTCCGGTAAGGCGAAGGGCCTCTTTACCAGCCGTTCGATACTCCGTTTCTAGTGCCTGGATCTCGGAGACGACAGCCCGTAACAACGCTGCTTGATCTGCAGGAGGAATATTATATTGCCCGATATCCTTCATCTTGCCTTCGAGTTCTTTCAGACGCGTGAGAGCCTCTCCCGCCTGACTTCGTGCGACTGCGAGGAGTGCTTCTTGTTGGGCAATATACTCCCGAGTGGTCTCGCGAACACTGGTCTTAAGCTCCGTTTGTGCTTTGATGTATTCCTGAACAGGAGGGAGAGTACTAAGCTGAGACTTATTGTTGGCGTCGATTATTTGTGTCAGGTACGCATATGAATATGCTGCGCCACCAATCGCAAGGGTAAGACGAGAGATCAGAGCAAGAATGCCAGTGATCGGATTGGAGAGTAGAGCTGCGCTTAAGCCCAACAATTGGAGCGTCAGCCTACTGATAGCAAGGGTTAGGGTCACAACCAACCCAATAAGGGTAGGCGAGAAGGTAGCCAAGAACGCGCCGCCAATTGCACCTACGACTGCAATGATCTGGCCAGAGTTATTAGTAAAGAAGTCGATACCAGCCGTCATCTTATTAAGGACGTTGGTGTACGCCTGCGAGATCCCAACCTGCTTATCAATGGTATCGATCGCCCTGATGCGGGCATTATTCAGTCTGTTCTCGGCAGCCGCAATCGTATCGATCCTTACGGAGGTATCGATGTTGAAGCGTTCTTTCAACTTCTGTGCAAATTTTACAAGGGCGCTAGCTCCGACCTCTCCCTTCCTAAGCATTTCATCCAGCTTAACGGTCGTTACCCCCAACGCATCCGCCATGATCTTAAAGGCACCAGGCAAACGATCGCCTAACTGACCGCGCAATTCTTCCGCGGTGACCCGCCCTTTAGACATGATTTGCTGGATTGCTCGTAACGTCCCTTCTGTATCAGTAATACTCAAGCCCAGTTTGGAGCTGGCAAATGTGACCGCCTCGAAAATCTCCCGAGTTCGTTCACCTTCTAAGTTGGTATCCTTAGAGGCGGCAGCGATCTGAGAATACTGCTTCGCAAGCTCTGCGAAGCCTGCACCAGCTCTATTGGAGAGCTCGTATAGGTATCTCATTTCTGTCGCGGCGATCGTCTGACTCCCTGAGACCGCATACAGAGTCTGCTGGACTTGCTGGAGTGCTTTCTCCACTTCTATGGTGGCGGTGGCGAGCTTAAAGAAGGAGTAGATACCAGCAGCGACACCGGCTACCATCCCCGCTAAGATAACCGAGAATCTCCCGGCAAGAGTACTTAACACCGAGATACGGGTAGCTACTCCACTAAGGGGACCTGCGACGAGGGTGGCAGTCGAGGATAAAGTACGGAGCGCCTCGACCATGCCATTGACTTGACGGATCTGCTGTCCACCCGGACCAATCGCAGCGCCTCCCTGCTGGCGACTGATAGCGGCTTGGGTAGCTTGAAGGTTTCGAGCAGCGGCATTAGCGCCAGTAAAAGCTCGTATCGTCTGTTGACCAAACGTGGCGGCTTGTTGTGCAGCGGCGTTTAACGAAGAGCCAAACTGACGAACCTGACCAATCGCATTCGTGAGCGTACTGGTGTTAGGTATCAAACCGAAGAAGATGTTACCAAGGTTGATAGCCATCTACCGTCGCCTCCTGCTCGGCTCGTTACGGATCTTGAGAAACGCAACCCACCGAGAAAACTCTTCCAGGTCCATCATCTCTACTTCTTCGAGCGGCCTACCTAACTCGAAGGCAACGTTATACAAAAGAAAGGTACTGGGGTGGTCCCTTAGGTACCTTTCTTGTCGAGAAAATTTACCTCCGATAACTCCTGGATAGCTTCTGAAAGACGCACGAAGTCCGCTCCGAACGGTAACTGTCGCAACCCATCGTGATCGGCATCTTCGAAGATGTGCTCGTCAGTCCCTGGAATGAAGGCCTGTCGAACCAAGACATCCGTCAGAGCTTTCTGGCGGTTCTCCTCGGTCTGCGCATCAATAATCTCGCCGAGTAATGGCTGGCGTAGCTCAATCTGCGCGCCGAAGAACTCGATCACCTTGCTTTTAGGCTGCTTGGTCGAGAAGATGGTGGAGCGAAGCAGATCACGCTTGCTCATATTCAAGGTTTCAGTCATAAGAGCCTCCCAGCTCGAGTACTACCCACACTATTATGGGTGGACTACGGGTGCGTTGCAGCCCTGGAACTTGACTGCAAAGTCGTTCATGTTCTCCAGACCTCCTGAGAGCGACACATCCACGACGACTGCGTCGCCCTTGACGCCGGTAGTACCATCGTGAAGGTAATTGACGTCGACGAGAGCGGTACCAGCCCAGGCTGTAAGAGCCTTCTGAATGGCGACGGAGAGTGTCGTCGTTGCATCGTGCAACCACCTGAAAGGTAGCAACACATTCGCTTGATCGGGAACGGCGAGGGTAAAGTTGAGGGTCTCCTCCTCCAGCGCTCCGACGTCGCCGGAAGATCCCGTGACCATCGCTTTGAAGAAGCCTCGAGCTACGCTCTTCCCGACACCATCTGGATTGATCTCCACAATCAGCTCGGCGCGGGTGGTGAGGAGTGTTCGGAAGTCGTTTGCGGTGGCGAACACACCCTTGAGCCCGAGCTGAACGGTGCGGAGGCCGACCTCGTATGTCCGGAAGCCGTTGTTACCTTGCGCGATGCCGAAGTCGGTATTCTCGATTGCGGCCATCGTCTGCGTGAGATCGAACGACTGCGCCTTGCCGATCTGCGTCATCGGGAAATATGCACCGGTAACCGTGATGGGAGTGGTAGGGGTGTAGCTTGGTGTGAAGGTCACCTGACCGAAGAGCCAGTTGATCTCCAGAATGTTCGACGCATTCACCAAGACTGCGTTATCGAAGACGTTCGTGGTGACCGATCGATTCCAGACGTTCTTCGTGGCGTTGGTGATCTTGTACGTTTTGCCGGAGACCAACGACATTGCTTCAACGGAGAAAGGCGTAGAGGTGCCACTCTTCAGGAGCTTCGCCACGTAACCAGCGAACCCTTTGTAGACGCCGTTTGCAGTGACCATCCAGCCGATCAGACCGGTTTGACCGCTCTGATAATCCTGACCGAAGATGGTGTCCTTGATATCGGCACCCTCGTAGGAGATTTCAGCCTTGCTTCCTGGCAAAGTAAACCAGGTCACACCGTTGTCATCTGAGATCTGGACTCGCTTTGCCATTTCACTCTCCTCACACGATGTTGTCGCGCTGTGTTAGCGCATTAGCAGCGGGGTGTATGATCGCCCTGAAGTTAACACTGAACTCAGGCCGCTCTTTGTCGTCGTATCCCATGAACCCGATATCGCCGAGCATAATAACGCTAGCCCAGCGATCAGTGCCAATGTCTTGAGGCGTAAGTCCCAGGATGACATCCTTGACTTGTTTCGCCTTGTCGTACGTGTCCGGGTATCCATTGATCGACCCCCGAACACGTGCTTGGAAGGTGGGGTAATCCAAAAGCCACCGTGGATCGGGGTTCTGCCCCCCGCTATCGAAGAAGGCGATGATCTTGTCAGGCGATGGATCCATCCTCCCCACTCGAAGCAGCCAGCCTGAAGAGCCGCCAACCACAGTTGCGGGGAGGAGACCTGAAGCGGTATCTGCAGGACTCGGCATTCCTCCACCTTATACTCCCGCGCCACCCATGAACATGCGGTATTGAAAGGCGATCCTGAAGTAGATCCCTCCAAGATCCTCAAGTACTGCGCGCTCCAAGAACTTGGCCTGGGTCGGGGGTGCGTGTCTCACATCCAATCGCTCATGTACGTACGGAGCATAATCGGGATGGCCGTCCTTGGCATACCCCATCTCTACTCGCATTCCCGTACCACGGTGCTGCCTGTACGGTGTGTGCTCGAGATACGCACTACCCACTAGTTCCCCTGTGTCCTTGGGGCAATATTCCTTGGACTTTTCCAGCGTAGGCTTCAAGGCTTCTACGCAGACTTCTGCCGTCACACCATCGAACTGATCGAAGATCCCGATGATCTCCGTCTCCAGTTCTTTGACAACGCGGCTCATCCTTGCGACGAACCCTGGCTCTGATGCCCAAAGCGCATTCGGCGCCGCCAAGCGCGACAAGCCGTTCCGAAGTCTTAGGCGCGGTACAGTCATAGATACGCCATGAAGAGCGACGTTAGGTTGCGGAGATTCGGGATCCTCCCTGCTGCCTGTACTTCCCAGGCACCATCAACGCTCAGAGGGGAGACTGCTGTGGAAACCCCCAGATACAGGTAGCTATCTACCGTCACATTCGTCCCATCTTGTATGTAAACCTTGGCTTTACTGACCGTCTCCTTGCCGTATTTATCCCGGAAGGTTTCGACCTTGTCTTCCCATCGTCCCTTGACCGTGATGGGCGTCGCAAACGAGGGCTTGCCGTACTTATCGATCCCGGAGACCGACCAGTACGTTACCTTCTGTTTGAAGACACGGGTTGGGTTCATGGTTATGGTTATGGTTATGGCTATGGCTGATCTGCTACCGTAGCTTCTTCGATGGCACTATCCCCAATGACTTCGAACGTGGCCTTCAAACCCTTATTCGTCGATAACGCCGCTAGAATTCCCGACGAATCGAGAATAAGAGCCTGTTGACCATATCGAGTGAATGCGAGGCCCGTATCCTTGTCCCCAGGGACACGGTATGAATCGTCAGAGTCGCCGAGCTTCTGACGTCGCATTCCGCCTTGCTCTTCTGTCAGACAACAGAAGTGAGCTGCCAGGTAGAGGACGATCTGCTCCAAACGCGCAGCAGAATGTCCCGAACCTGACAGTTCCTCGTCCACGAACAGCTGAGCCGTCGTGATGAACGTGGTGGTATCACGAGCAGTGTCAATAACGGCTTTGACGTGGGAATCAAGGACGGCCATTGACTCTTCTCATGACTTGTTAGCTACAAGGACTACCGCTTTCCTGCGGCAGGAGGAGCAGCAGCAGCCTTCTCGGCTTCCTTCGCTGCAGCAACAGCCGCTGCTGTAGCCGACTTCGACCTCGCCGTACGCGCTGCGTAGGCCTCTTGATCTTCGAACTTGTCCTTGAAGTTCTCGAACTGCTCATCCGTCAGCGGGACGAGCTCTCCGATCTTGTAGGCAAGTTCCGTTCCGTCTTCATCCCAGCCGAAGTGCTTGCCGGTGAGAAGTACGTATTCCTTCTTCTCTGCTGGCCCTTTTCTTGCGGCTGCCGCTGCGGTTCCCTTTGGGTGGTAAGGCTGTGGCATGTTCATCTCCGATCATGCTAGAGGTGGTAGCAATAACGGGACGAGTGGTACCCGAAACCATACCACTCGTCCCTCGTACGACACCGCTGTCACTCCTCCAATCGGGTTAGGAGTAGTGGACGATGCCTGACTGCAGCTCTGCGTCGTTACGAACGCGCGGCAACATGATGGCGAGCACCTTGAAGTGCTTCACGAACCCACCGTGAGAATCCCACTCGACCAGGGTCGGCTGGATTCCGTCGATCATATCGACAACGTCCTTGGCGAAGTTCACCATGACGACGTTAGAAGCGGTGAGCTCCTTCGTCGGTTTGATGAACTCGATGCCCGGCACCTCGAGAAGACGCTGCAAGATCGTCTTGTCGGAGTTGGCCTTGAAATCGTTGCCCATTCGAACGAAGGCGGTGATCGGCACGTACAGGCCCCAAGGCCCGAACATGTTGTCGTCGACCATCTTCTGGATCATCGCCAGCAGATCGGTGAGATACTGATCACCAGTTGCCGCCGTCGCCCAAGACGCCGTTACCGAGCCGGTATTCCGGTTGGTCGCGTTGGTATAGCCGAAGATCGTGTTGTTCGAGCCGAGACCGGTATAACCCAGCCAAAGCATCGACTCAATACGCTCGACGACCATTCGGGTGGACCGCTCGATCTGCATTGTGTCGAGGGGCTGACCGGTACGCCGGCTAGCTTCCAGGGCACGAACGTTGATGTTGAAGTCCTTGTGGATGATCGGGACGGGAATGCCGGTGAGCGCGAACTCGACGCGGTCATTCTGGGACTCCGAGATACCCGACATGGTGATGTCGGCCGGAGTCATCTCGGTCACGGTCTCCCATTCGACTCGGGTGATACCGAGTGCGTTGTTGAGCCGTAAGACGAGGCCTTTTCGCATCAGATCGGCGACACCGATCAGATTCTTGCGTGCGACCTCGACGAGAGCCGTGTCGTACAACTTCCACTCATCCTTGCGGAGGGTGTCGTTCGTACGCAACGCGTTCACGTTGAACCCGCTATCGAGAAGACGCTGGGCAACCATCCCACCGCCCTTAACACCTCCACCTGCAACCTTGGTGAGGGTGTCGATCTGCACCGTGTCGTTCATCTGCATATTCCTTTCGATGCTATCGACGGTGGTCGATTAGGTAAGCATGATACGGAGGCGAACCTGCGTACCACCAGCCGAGTTGTCGACCGCCTCGAGGGCGACGCCAATCTGAAT